TGTACCATATAATATATCTTACAACTTATATTCTTTTACAGCAACAGCTGAAGGTGGATTACAAATTATAGAACAAATCTTACCTTTCTTTCAACCTGATTATACTGTGACTGTAAATGCGATACCAGAATTAAATATCAAAAGAGATGTTCCTATAGTTTTAAATAGTGTTAATTACGAAGATAGTTATAGTGGTGACTTCTCACAAAGAAGAGCCGTAGTATATACTTTAGGGTTTACAGCAAAGACATACTTATTTGGTCCGGCGAATACTCAAAGAGTTATTAAACAAACACAAGCTGATATGTACTCTGACACAGATGTAAATGCTAAGGCAAGAGAAACTAGAATTATAACAATACCAAATCCAACTAGCGCTGATGCTGATGATGATTTTGGATTTACAACAACAATAACAGCTCACACAGACGGTAAGAAATACAATCCTGAGACAGATACTGACGAATAAATAGATTATATTATATTATGGAAAATTTTATACATACATTTCAAGTCCAAGATGACTCTATTTGTGAAGCATTAATAGAGTATCATAAAAACAATACAGAAACAAAAGACTTTGGTTATACCGGTTCTGGTAAATATACTAGAGTTGATAAGACTATAAAAGATTCTGTTGACGTTGTTGTTCCAACATATTCTAAAAATCCATCTGTATTAAGATACTATGAAGAAGTTATAAAAATAGGTGTAGAACAATATAGAAAAAAATATGAGTTCTGTGATATGCCTTTACAATTAAAATTACCAATGAACATACAATATTATCCAATTGGTGGTGGATATAAAAGTTGGCATTATGAAAGAAACTCTTATATGTTTGATGAGTTAAGTAGAGTTATTGTTTATATGACATACTTAAATGATGTAGATGATGCCGGAACAGAATGGTTATATCAAAATTTTAAAACTAAAGCTAAAAAAGGTTTAACAGTTATGTGGCCAGCAGAGTGGACACATACTCATAGAGGTATAATATCTACTAACAAAGAGAAGTACATAGCAACTGGCTGGTTGAATATGACAGTTAATAAATAGTATTATGAGTAAATTAGAAGATAAGGTAAATGAAATTTTAGGACTTGACACTCCTGAGCCTACAAAAGAAATAGTCAAAGCAAAAGAATTTAAACCTATGGTACCTCGTACCGAAGATGATAAAAAAGAAGATGTTGATAATGATTACAAATATAGTAGAGAGAATTATTACAATCTAATTGAAAGAGGACAAGAAGCAATTGAAGGTATATTAGATATAGCCAAAGAAGGACAACACCCAAGAGCATACGAAGTTGCTGGTCAATTGATAGGACAAGTAGGACAAACAGTAGATAAATTACAAGACTTACAAAAAAAACTTAAAGACTTAAAAGAATTGCCTAAGACAGCAAATGCTAATATTAAAAACGCATTGTTTGTAGGATCAACCGCTGAATTACAAAAGATGTTAAGTAAGAAGACAGTAGAAACAAATGTAGAGCATAAAACAGAAAATGAAAATTTTGAAAGCAAAAACATCACACCCAAAAAAGACGACACTAGCGATAAGTGATTTAACTTATAATACTTATTACGAAAAGTATAACCCTAAATTAACAGACGGTGTTGAAAATATAAAAGATATTATGGATAATCCAATTGAAGTCTTTAAACATACTAAACAAAAGAATAGATTTGGTGCAACAGGTCAACCATATATTGAAAAAGAGTATAGTGTTTTAAAAGGTAGTCAAAGAGTGACACAAGCGAACAAACTTGGATATACTCATATTGAGGTTATTATAAAAAATGATAAAGGATATAGCAGATGAGTGGACAAGACCAATATCTAGGTAATCCAAACCTTAAAAAAGTAAACACACCACAAGAGTTTACTAAAGATCAAATATTAGAATATCAAAAGTGTGCTGGTGATCCAGTTTACTTTATGGAAACTTATGTAAGAATTGTATCGCTTGATGAAGGTCTTGTACCTTTTAAGATGTATGGTTTTCAAAAAAATATTGTAAACACAATACACGATAATAGATTTACAATTTGTAAACTACCTAGACAATCTGGTAAGTCAACAACAACTATTTCGTATCTCTTACATTATGCTTTATTTAATCCTAATTCAAACATAGCAATATTGGCTAACAAATCAACAACTGCTAGAGATATATTAGGAAGACTACAACTTGCTTATGAGAATTTACCTAAATGGATGCAACAAGGTGTAATCAATTGGAACAAAGGTAATATAGAGTTAGAAAATAAATCAACCATTGTAGCGGCTGCGACTTCTAGTTCAGCTATTCGGGGTGGTTCATTTAATATTATCTTCCTTGATGAGTTTGCATTCGTACCAGCGAATATCGCAGAGATGTTTTTTAGTTCAGTTTATCCTACAATTTCATCTGGTACAAAGACAAAAATGATTATTGTATCTACACCTCATGGTATGAATCAATACTATAAATTATGGATTGATGCTATCAATAAAAGAAATGATTATATACCAATAGAAGTTCATTGGTCAGAAGTTCCTGGTAGAGATGAAAAATGGAAAGAGATGACCATTAGAAATACTAGTGAGGAACAATTTCAACAAGAGTTTGAATGTGAATTTTTAGGTTCAGTAGATACTCTTATCTCACCAGCGAAGATTAAAAATTTACCTTATTTTGATCCAATACAATCTAGGAATGGTTTGAAGATGTTTAAGAAGCCAGAAAAGGGTCGTATGTATGTTTGTTGCGTTGATGTCGCCAGAGGTACAGGTAGAGATTACTCTGCATTTATAATTGTAGATGTCACAAAAGACGACAGTAAAAAGATTCCATATGAAGTGGTGGCGACTTATAAAAACAATGAAGTCAAACCATTTGTATTTCCAAACATAATAGCACAAACAGCATTAGCATACAATGAAGCACATACACTAATTGAAGTCAATGACCTAGGTCAATCTATATCAGAGGCGATGCATTATGAGTTAGAATATCCTAATATATTGATGACTACTCAAAAGGGTAGAGCGGGTCAAATACTTGGAGCGATGTTCTCAGGTAGAGGTACATCACTAGGGGTAAGAATGACAAAGCAGATAAAAAAGGTCGGTTGTGCGAATTTTAAGACGCTTATAGAGGGGGATAAGATACAAGTCAATGACTTCTCTATAATAGAAGAAGTATCAACATTTAGTCGTAAGGGTAATAGTTGGATGGCTGAAGAAGGTTGTAATGATGACTTGGTTATGTGTTTAGTCATATTTGGTTGGTTATCTAATCAGCCGTACTTTAAGGAATTATCTGATTCAAATATACGAAATCAGATGTACATGGAACAACAAAATCTTATAGAACAAGATATGGCACCATTTGGATTTGTAGATGATGGTATCAATAGTGACCCAGCCAATGAAGAAACTATTGACGAGTATGGTACTCGTTGGTATCCTGTAGTCAGAAAAGGACAATAATCTCTACTTTTTGGTTATTATAAATACCTATACTGATAAAGTTTGAATATGGTCGTAAGAAAACTTACGGATTTTGATAAATTAAAAATGATAATTAGCTAATTAAAGAGGAGAATAACCTATGGCATTTCAAGTATCACCGGGCGTTCTCGTACAGGAAAAAGATTTAAGTAGAATTATTCCTGCGGTATCAACATCAATCGGAGCCTTTGCGGGTCAATTCGCAAGAGGACCAGTTGACGAAATCGTAGCAATTTCTAGTGAACAAGAATTAGTAGATACATTTGGGAAACCAGACTCAACAAACTTTGAGTATTTTTTCTCAGCTGCTAACTTCTTACAATACTCTAACGCATTAAGAGTAGTACGAGCCCAAAATACATCTTTGACGAATGCAAATACTTCAGGTTCAAGTATTTTAGTCAAAAATATAGACGATTACGAACAAAACTATGCTACTGGTCAAGCAAACGCAATAACTTTCACAGCAAAAACTGCTGGAACGTGGGGTAATAACCTACTTGTTGCAACTTGTCCATCAGCAACTGCTTTTGAAGCAACAACAACAGTATCACAGCAAGTAGATCAAGCTGATGTCGCTGTTGGCGATACATCAATCACTATGGATTCAGATGCAACTACATATTTAAATGTAGGTGACATTATTGAGTTCTCTACAACTGGCGCTGGAGTAGATTTTACTTCTGGCGAAAAGTATAGATTGACTGCAGTCGCAGCAACTTCAATAAGTCTAGTACAACACCCTAGAGGATCAGGTGGTGTTCAAACGGCAATAGCAGATGACGCAAGAATAAAAAGAAGATGGAGATATTACGATACAGTAGATGGCGCTCCAGGAACATCAGCATGGGCTTCAGATAGAAGTGGCTCAGGCGATGAAATCCATGTAGTAGTCATTGATGAAGACGGTGGTATTTCAGGTACACCAGGAGCAGTTATTGAAACTTTTTCTAAAGTATCTAAAGCCGCTGACGCAAAAACTCCACAAGGAGACACAAACTACTATCCAACTGTAATCAAAAATAAATCACAATACATTTACTGGACTGACCACAACTCATCAGGAACAAATTGGGGATCAAACGCTACTGGAGTGACTTTCACTGCAGTAAATACTCCAACTTCTGAAAGTTTCACTGCTGGAGCTGATGGCTCTACTGTGACTGCTGGTCAACTAAAAACAGCTTATGAAAAGTTTTCAGATGCTGAAACAGTTGATGTAGGATTAATCATTACAGGTCCAAGTGGCAGTGCAACGCATGTTGACAACTTGATTACAATTGCTGAAGAAAGAAAAGACGCAATTGTTTTCGCTTCACCACAAAGATCAGATGTAGTTAATATCACAAACTCAAATACACAAACAACTAATGTGACAGGATTTTTTGATTCTGTTAGATCAAGTTCATATGTTGTATTTGATAGTGGATACAAATATTGTTATGACAGATACAATGATGTTTACAGATTTGTTCCATTAAACGGTGATATTGCTGGTCTCGCAGCAAGAACTGATTTGGTTGCAGACGCTTGGTACTCACCTGCTGGTTTCAACAGAGGTATCATAAGAGGCGCAGTCAAACTAGCTTACAATCCAACTAAAGCCCAAAGAGATCAACTATATCCTAAGAGAGTCAACCCAGTTGCTACTTTCCCTGGACAAGGTACAGTCTTATTTGGTGATAAAACTGGATTAAGCTCTCCAAGTGCTTTTGATAGAATCAATGTAAGAAGATTATTCATTACATTGGAAAAGGCTATCTCAACAGCTTCTAAATTTCAACTTTTTGAGTTCAATGATGAATTTACAAGAGCAAACTTTAGAAATATCGTTGAGCCTTTCCTAAGAGAAGTACAGGGCAGAAGAGGTATCACAGACTTTTTAGTAGTGTGTGATGAAACTAACAACACAGGTGAAGTAATTGATAGAAATGAATTTATCGCTGAGATTTTTGTTAAACCGACAAGATCAATCAACTTTATTACATTACAATTCATCGCAACAAGAACTGGCGTGGCTTTTGAAGAAGTCGCTGGCGGTTAATTAGTAGAGGAGAAATAAAAAATGGCAAACATTAATGACTTCAAAGCTAAACTTGCAGGCGGTGGCGCTCGTGCCAATCAGTTTAAGGTGACAATGCCTTTTCCTGGTTATGCCCAAGTTGGTGGAGAAATAGAAGACCTAGCGTTTTTATGTAGAGCAACAACAATTCCTGCTATGACAGTTGAAAATATAGATGTCAACTTTAGAGGAAGAGCAGTTAAAATCGCTGGCGATAGAACAATAGCAAATTGGTCTATCACAGTATTAAATGATACAGATTTCAAATTAAGAAACGCATTTGAAAGATGGCAAAACGGAATCAACAACATGACTGACAATGAAGGATTAACAAATCCTGTTGACTATCAAGTTGATGCATTCGTTGATCATTTAGATAGAAACGGTAATACAATTAAGTCTTATACTTTAAGAGGTGCGTACCCAGTATCTTTAGCCGAAATTGGCTTAGATTTTGACCAAAAAACTGAAATAGAAACATTTTCTGTTGAGTTTGCGTACCAGTATTTTGAAACAAATACTACAACTTAATAATTAGATATACTAGAGGGGCTTCGGCCCCTCTTTTAAATCCCTTATAAGTAGTAGTACAAGGAGATATTATGGCAGAATTATTCGGCTTTTCAATAACAAAACTAAAGAAACAAGCTGATCCAAAACAAGCGTTTACAACAGCTCAAGCAGATGACGGTACACAAACGGTCAATGCTGGAGGACACTTTGGATCATACCTTGACATGGAAGGTACTGCGAAGACAGAGCAGGACCTAGTTCGTAGATATAGAGAAATAGCTTTACACCCTGAATGTGACATGGCAATAGAAGATATTGTCAATGAAGCTATTGTCGCTAATGAATTGAAAGATGCAGTAAGAATTAATCTAACAGACTTACCTTATGGAAAAGAAGTTAGAGCAAAAATAGAAGACGAATTTAGAGAAGTATTGAAGTTAATGAATTTCAATACAAAAGGACATGACCTTTTTAGAAGATGGTATGTAGATGGAAGAATCTTTTTTCAAAAGATTATTGATAGAGAAAGTCCTAAAAAAGGTATCACAGAATTAAAATATATTGATCCTAGAAAGATCAAAAAGATTAGAGAAGTTAGAAAGAAAAGACCTGACACTCCAATGCCATCATCACTAAACAGTTTGGCTGTAGTAGATGAATATATTGAATACTTTTTATACAATGAAAGAGGTTTATCAGGTACAACTGGTCAATCTGGTATTAAGATAGCGCCAGATACAATTGCTTTTTGTGCGTCTGGTTTAATTGATCAAAACAAAAATATGGTATTGTCTTATTTACATAAGGCGATTAAACCTGTTAATCAATTAAGAATGATTGAAGATTCAGCAGTAATCTATCGTATAGCTAGAGCACCTGAAAGAAGAATATTTAAGATTGATGTAGGTAATCTACCAAAAGTAAAAGCTGAACAATACCTAAGAGATGTGATGGCAAGATATAGAAATAAACTTGTTTATGACGCTAACACAGGAGAAATAAAAGATGACAGAAATTATATGTCAATGTTGGAAGACTTCTGGCTACCAAGTAGAGAGGGTGGAAGAGGTACTGATATTACTACTTTGCCTGGCGGTCAAAATTTAGGCGAAATATCTGATATAGAATATTTTAGAGCTAAGTTATATCGTTCTTTGAATGTACCAACTAGTAGATTGGAAGCAAGTCAAGGTTTTAATTTAGGTAGAGCTAGTGAAATTACTAGAGATGAATTAAAATTTACCAAGTTTGTTCAAAGATTAAGAAAGAAATTTACTGAACTTTTCAATGATATTTTAAGAACACAATTAGTTTTAAAAGGTGTTATTGCTGAAGGAGATTGGTATACAGTTAGAGATTGTTTACAGTATGACTTTTTACAAGATGGTCATTTTGCTGAATTAAAACAAACTGAACTGATGAGAGAAAGACTAGCATTAGCAAATGAGATGAGAGAACACATAGGTAAATTCTTCTCAGTTGAGTATGTTAGAAAGAATGTATTAAAACAAAATGAAAGAGAAATTGAAGATATGGATAAACAAATTAGAAAAGAAATTAAATCTAAAGTTATCCAAGACCCAATGGCTCAAGTCACTGATGGTGACGACATAGTATAGGAGAAAAAAAATGAGTGAAGAAGTAAAAAACTTTATAGATCAAATAGCGAATGGCGATAACGCTGCTGCTGGAGATGCATTTAAAGATGCGTTAAGAGCTAAAGTGGGTAATTCGTTAGATGGTCAAAGAAAAGAAGTTGCTGGTAATTTGTTTAATGGAGAACTTGAAGTAGAACCACATAGCGACCCAAAACCAACAATAGCTGATCCAGGAACTTTTAACCAAGATGGAAGCGTTTCTAATCCAGGCCAAGATGGTGAAGCACAAATAGACTTAACTCCAGGGGAAACTGAGGATGCAAGTCAGTAAGATAGTTAAAGAGAATCTAATTATAGATTCAAAAAGTTTCAATGACTTATCACCGTTGATGAAAGAAGCAGTTGGTGATGTTATAAAGTTGATTGAAAAAGAAACTGGAAGTATTATTGAAAAGTTTGAAAATTCTGTAAATAAAGTATCAGAATTTCATAATATTAACAAACAAAAATTTTATGATTATTTTGATAAAGAATTAATAGAACAATTAGGAGAAAAATAAAATGGCACAAACATTCATAGTTAAAGGTGATGTTGTCACAAATGCATCTGACAATGATTTTGGTAGAGCACAGTATGTCAGAATTACTGCAACTGCTGACACAACTGCTGTACTTGAAGAATCAAATGGTAGTACAGGAATTGGCCAAGTGTATTTAGAAGATGGTGATACAGTTATCATTGAAAAACACCCTGCTGAAAAAATTACTTGTCCAACTTCAAAAGCTAGTGCAATTGGATCACCGAGAAGTTAATTATGACTATATCAACTACAAAGTTAGTTGATAATGATTTTCATATCATTGTTAACTCAAATGGTATCGGGAACGAAGAAGAACAAACTTTAGTTGATGTTGAAAACTCAAATAAGGCAAGTTCGGAACCTAAAGTATCCGTAGCAAATATTGTTTATGAGATACAAGGTACAGGAAAGATTACTGTGTTCTTTAAAAACGACACAGAAAAAAAAGTAGAGTTAGAGGGTCGTGGAAACTACGGACTTAAACCTACTGAAGAAAAAATAAAAGATGCGATAGGAGATATACTTCTATCCAGTGATTCTAATGTGACAAAGTATAATGTCGTAATAGAGGCACATAAAGAAATGGGATATAACTAATGGCAGATACAGTCACATCACAAACAATATCAGATACTTCAGGTGTCAAATTTGTAGCGAAACTTACAAATTTCTCTGATGGAACTGGCGAAACTTTAGTAAAAAAAGTTGACGCTTCAGAACTAACTTTTATGACTGAAGATGGTAATAGAAAAATATCAAAGATTTTTTACTCTATAAACACTAATAACCCTAAGGCAGGTGTTGAATTAATATGGGATGGTACTACAAACGCTACTGCTTTACACTTAGGTGGTAATGGTTATTGGGATTTAAGAACTAACGGTGCAGAGATTATAAACAATGCTGGTACTCCTACTGGTGATGTTTTACTATCAACAAAGAATTTTGTCACTGGTGATAATTACACAATAATTATAGAGTTTAGGTAAAAAAAGTTATAAATATTAGGACAAAGAGAGAGAATTTATGAAACTAATTTCAGAAGAAGTTGCAAATGCCGAATATATTACTGAAGAAGTAAACGGCAAGAAAGAATACAAAATCAAAGGCGTATTCTTACAATCAAATATCAAAAATAGAAATGGAAGAGTCTATCCGAGAGAAATCTTGGTTAGAGAAGTGAACAGATATACTAAAGAATTTATCAATAAAAATAGGGCTTTTGGCGAGTTAGGACACCCTGACGGACCGACAGTAAACTTGGAAAGAGTTTGTCATATGGTGAAATCATTAACACCAGACGGCGATAATTTTATTGGTGAAGCAAAAATTATGGACACACCATACGGTAAGATCGTAAAAGGTCTTATAGATGAGGGCGCTCAATTAGGAGTTTCTTCTCGTGGTATGGGGTCAATAATGAATAGAAATGGAATTAATTTTGTAAAAGATGACTTTTATCTAGCCACAGCGGCAGATATAGTTGCAGATCCATCTGCGCCAGACGCCTTCGTTGAGGGTATTATGGAGAGTAGAGAGTGGGTTTGGGACAATGGTGTCTTAAAACAAGTAGATATTGAGGCTTGGAAACGACAAATCCAAGAGGCAAAGAGAACAGTACTAGAAGAAAAGAAACTAGATGTGTTCAAATCATTTCTTACAAAACTGTAATCTTATAAATATCCAATACAAAGGAAATTTATTAAGCTTAATAAATCAAAAAGGAGATTTCTAATGGCCGAAACAGAAAAGAAAATTGAGGCGGTAGAGGCACAAGCTGAAAAGGAAGTTAACGAAGCAGTTAACCCTCAAGCTGACGCTCCTAAAAAGAATGCTGTAGCGGCTGAACCTACTCATCTGAAAAACGATGCAGAAGATTTAGGCGCAGCTGTAGTTAAACCTACGGACAGCAATCCTGACGCCACAAAGAAAATGAGTCAAGTTTCTGGAGATGCTCAACAAGCTAATCAAGGTGCAGCAGACGCTATGCCTAAGCTTAAAGAGGAAGAAGAAACGGCAGATGAGAAGAAATCGGAAGTTAAAGAAGGTGAGATGCCAAAAGCAGCTCTAGACGCTCTTAAAAAATCGCAAGACAAAAAAGAGATGTCACACGAAGACGAAAAGAAAAAAGATATGAAAGAAGAGTCTGATGAAGACACTATTGACGTATCTGCGGACGTTGAAGCTTTGACTAAAGATGAAGACTTATCTGAAGATTTCAAATCAAAAGCAGCTACTATCTTTGAAGCAGCAGTTAAATCAAAAGTTAACGAAGCTAAAGAGAAAATGACAGCTACTTACGCTGAGAAATTAAAAGAAGAAGTTGAAACTACGAAATCTGAGTTAGTTGAAAAAGTGGATTCATACCTGAACTATGTTGTTGAGGAATGGATGCAAGATAATAAACTAGCAATAGAGCGTGGTATCAAAGGTGAAATTGCTGAGGACTTTATCGGTGGACTTAAAAAGTTATTTGAAGACCACTACATAGATGTTCCAGATGAAAAATATGATGTGCTAGAGGACCAAGCAACTAAAATTGAAAACCTTGAGAAAAAACTTAACGAACAAATAGAAAAGAATGTTGAATTAAACAAAAACAATGGCGAGTTAAAGAAAGAAGAAATCATAGTGAAATCTTCAGAAGATTTAACTGCTGTTGAAGCTGAGAAATTTAACAAACTTGCAGAAGAAGTTGAGTATTCAAACGAGGAAGATTTTAGAACTAAAGTAAAAACTCTTAAAGAGTCTTACTTTGGTAAAAAAGAAGAATCCTCTTCTGATATAGATGATGTAGCGGTAGCAGGTGGAGCTGAATCAGTTGATCCAGCAGATCTGTCTAACAGTATGGCTGCTTATACCGCCGCTATAAGTAAAACAAAAGACATAAAGATTGTCAAGTAATAATATAGAGGGAGAAAAATACAATGTATTTATCTGAAACTTACGAAAAAAAATGGCAGCCTGTCTTGGAACACTCTGATCTTCCAAAGATCACGGATTCTTACAGACGAGCCGTTACAGCTACTATCTTGGAAAACCAAGAAAGAGCACAAAAAGAGGACGCAGCTTTTATGACAGAAGCAGCTCCTACTAACAACACTGGTGGAACAGCAAATTGGGATCCAATTTTAATTTCATTAGTAAGAAGAGCTATGCCAAACCTTATCGCTTACGATATTGCTGGCGTACAACCAATGACTGGTCCAACTGGTCTTATTTTTGCTATGAGAAGTAGATACACTTCAGCAACTGGCGCAGAAGCTATGTTTGATGAAGCAGATACTGATTTCTCTGGTAGAAATGCTGCTGGTGATTCAACTGAAGGTCAATCTGCGGGTGGACACACTGGTTCAAACCCTGCAGTTCTAAACGATAGCCCAGCTACCGCTTTTAGAAAATCTGAGGGTATGACTACTGGAACTGCTGAAGCATTAGGTGATGCTGACGCAAACAGTTTTGCTGAAATGGCGTTCTCAATAGAGAAATCTACTGTGACTGCTAGATCAAGAGCTCTTAAAGCAGAATACACTATGGAACTTGCTCAAGATTTAAAAGCAATCCACGGTTTAGATGCTGAGACAGAACTTGCAAACATTTTATCTGCTGAGATCCTTGCGGAAATCAACAGAGAAGTTGTAAGAACTATCTACATCAATGCTGAAAAAGGAGCATCTGCTAACTCTGGTTCAATCAACACAACTACTGAAGGTATCTTTGATTTAGATACAGATTCAAATGGTAGATGGTCAGTTGAGAGATTCAAAGGTCTTATGTTCCAAGTTGAGAGAGAAGCTAACACTATTGCACAAAGAACAAGAAGAGGAAAAGGAAATATCCTTATTACTTCTTCAGATGTTGCATCTGCATTACAAATGGCTGGCGTATTAGATTACGCTCCTGCTCTTAACAATAACCTAAGCGTTGACGATACTGGTAATACTTTTGCTGGTGTTCTTAACGGTAGATTTAAAGTGTACATTGATCCATACAGTGCGAACTCTGCTGCTAAGCAGTATTTCGTAGTAGGATACAAAGGTACATCACCATATGACGCTGGTTTATTCTATTGTCCATATGTACCTCTACAAATGGTTAGAGCAGTTGGCCAAGATACGTTCCAACCAAAAATTGGTTTCAAAACTAGATACGGTCTAGTAGCAAACCCATTCGCAGAAACAGGTGCCGCTTCAGGTGCAGTATCTGCAGTGAACAATGCTGGTTCAGCTAACGCTAACAGATACTACAGAAGAGTCCAAGTTGCGAACTTAATGTAATATTTGTTTATCAAATATCTAAAAAGAGGCGCTTCGGCGCCTCTTTTTTTGCCCTTTTTAAGCTTATAAATACTAGTATGAAGGACTTACTCAAACAATATCTTTGGATTTTTTCAATCACTGTTGGTTTACTAACAGTGGCATTGTTATTATTACCTGAAAAGAAAAATAGATTAGAATTTATTGAAGAAGAAATAAAGAAAGTACAAGAAAAGAAAAAGGTACTTACTCAAAAAGAGAAAGAATTAGAACAATTAGCTACTGAAAAAGATTGGGAAGAAGTAGATAAACAAACGGATAAATAGTATTATGACTGTTGTAAACACATTGTCACGCCAACCTACAAAACTAGACTATGCGTCACCAACGCAGTTTAAGTTTAATATAGTAAAACTTCCTAAAGTAGAATACTTTTGTACAGCGGTAAATATACCTGGTATTACATTAGGGGGCGAAATGGTACAACCTACACCTCTAAAAGATATTCCAGTGCCTGGCGACAAGCTAACTTACGAGCCATTACAAATGACTTTTATGGTAGATGAGAATTTAGAAAACTTCCAAGAGATACATGGTTGGTTAGTTGGTTTAGGTTTTCCTAGAGACCATTCAGAATTTCAAAACTTAATGACATCTGGTAATGATAGATTTCCTACTAAAAACGCTCAAGTAAGTACAGAAATAGGTAAAGTAAAATATGGAGCAGCACAAACTGGTGGTATATATTCAGATGCTACCTTATCTGTATTATCAAATAAAAACAATTCAGTTTGTGAAGTTAGATTTAGAAATATGTTTCCTACTGGATTGACAGGATTAAGTTATAATCAACAAGCAGCTGATGTAGATTATCTAACAGCAACTGTATCTTTTAATTACGAAATATATGATTTCGCAACAACAGGTGGAAGCTCTACGACAGTGACAACAACATAATATATAATATTTTTATATGAAAATTGATGGTTTAAATTATGAAATCTTTATAAATGATATATCAGATCATTTATCTCACAAAAAAAATCTATTAGATTTAATAGCACAATTACCTAAAAACTCATTTGATAATGTTTCTAATACCGATTGGTATGAAAACCAAGGTATATTTGTAAAACAAAACTCAGCATACTATAACTATTTTTTAGAATACATATTACCTATACCATATAAAAAACTAGCAAACTATTTACACGCTGACGATTATGATATTACTAATGGTTGGTTTCAACAATATGAAAAAGGTGATGAACATTGTTGGCATAATCATAATGGTGCCAATTATACTAATATATATTTTTTAGAATTACCAGATACAAATTTTGCTACACAATTATATGATAACCATAATAAAAAGATACTAGATTTAGAAGTTAGAGAAGGCTCACTATTGACTTTTCCAGCAAGTGTACTACATAGAAGTAAAAAGAATACAGGCAAAAGAAAAACTATAATATCATTTAATAGTGATTTTAAATTTAACAATAATTTGAATTTATGAGTTATAAAATAATAAAAAACTACTTACCACAAAAACAAGCTGATGAAATAGAAAGTGTGATGATTAATCCACCAAAACCTATTGATCCAGCTCCTATGTTTCCGTGGTTTTATATGCCACACCCTACGGATAATAAAGATTCACAAATGCCTTTTTTTACGCATGTTTTTTATGACCATATAGGTATGAAAGAAGATGAATACTTTAAAGGTATTAATAATACGATACTAGCTAGATTAGAAAAAGAAGATATGGAAGATATGGATTTGTTAAGAGTTAGAGCAAATTTGTATTTAAGAAATCCACAACCTATATTTTCTGAACCACATAGAGATCATTTTATAAATCATAAGGTAGCGATTTATTATGTAAATACAAATGATGGTTATACATTGTTAGATGAAAAGATTAAAATACCATCTATAAAAAATAGTGTATTAATATTTGATGGTGGACAACATAGAGCTGTATCTCAAACAGATGAAAAGGTTAGAGTAATTATTAATATATCTTATCAACCCAAAAGGTCTATAACAGCAACTTATTAATGTTTAATATAAATCAAAGAATAGATATACCAGTAGGTAATGAAGTTGCTCATGTATTTTTAAACTTTTACAAACAACCTAGTGTATTATACGAACAATTAATAAACAGTCAATTAAATTTACACAAGAACAATGAGAGTAAAAATACTTTTAATGGTAAACATTTTTTAGATTACCGACATATTGGTCATAGTGATAGATTAACAAATATGATACGATACTTTGAAAATTTTACTAAACAAAAATGTACAAATTTTGATAGTAATGTTATAACCAATATGCAAAAATGGTTTTTTAGTGACTTTAATAATTATAAAGAAAACTATTGGTGGCCTCATTATGATGATGGGTATACATTACTTGTTTATTTAAATAATGATAATGGAGACAATGGGTTAAATTTTTATGAAGGTGAAACCAAATATCTAACAGAGGTACATGAACATATAGCTCCGTGGCAACCTAAGAAAAATTTTAAGCTATTAAAGCATATAGATACACCATTTAATACTGCGATATTATTTAACGCAAAAAAACTATTACATGGTTGCGCTGTAAACAATGATAAAAATTTCAATCAATTTAGATTAAGTCAGGCAGTATTTTTTGCTTGATAAATAGTATTATGAAAACTCTTACATTATTTCCTACAGTGATTAGTACAAGTAAAAATCCAAATCACAATCAAATAGAAAAATTATTAGTTGATGAATGTATTAGTGTACAAGAAACAACTAGTCAAGGTGGCAAAAATTGGCATAGTGATGTTTATAATACTTGTGGTACATATAATTTAGCAACCAATGTAAAATTTAAATCTCTTAATGATTGGATTATAAGTGAAGTACAACAATATGCTGATATGATAGGTTATAAACAAAAGCCATTTAAAACAAAAGTATTTGGTTGGTTTAATGTTTATGAAAAATATGATTACCAAGAAGTACACGACCATATAGATGATTCGGATATATCTGTAATATATTATCTAACTGCGCCAGAAGGTACAGGTAATGTAATATTCTATTCGCCTGAACCAAAAGGTGTAAAGAGTATGTTTGATAAAGACAACCCTTATACATATTCAACAATGAGTATTCAACCAGAAGCTGGAACTTTGGTTATGTTCAAGTCCAATGTGAAACACGGAGTACAGCAAAACAAAACAAACAAACAAAAAATATCATTGGCATACAACTTTGAAATATTATGACATTAGAAGAACTACAAATACAGGCCTCAAAAGACCTTAAAATAAATGATACTGAATTAGATTTAGAATCATTAAAAACACCACAAATATATAACACTTACTTAAAACATTTGACAACATATAAGTTAATGTTAAGTCGTACTGATACTGAATATAATATACTAAAAAGAGAAAAGTGGGAATACTATACTGGTAAAGCTGATCCAAGTGTTTATGCTAAAAAACCATTTAGTTTTAAACTACTTAAAACAGATATTGACAAATATTTAGATTCGGATATGGAGTTATCAAAACTTAAACAAAAAGTAGATTACTTACAAACAACAGTAGATTTTTTAGACAGAACGCTTAGACAATTATCTAATCGTGGTTTTCAAATAAAGAATGCTATTGATTGGCGAAAGTTTACTAGTGGCGCTATCTAAACAATGTCAATCACTCGTTATATTATCATAGACAAGAAGAACGAAGTATATCTAAAGATAGAAGCTGACGCTGATATTAGACGAGAACTTGGTCAACACTTTACCTTTGAAGTACCAGGGTATAAGTTTATGCCACAATACCGTAATAGAGTTTGGGACGGTAAAATAAGATTATTCTCATACGCCACTGGACAGATATATGCTGGTTTATATCCGTACATAGTACAATGGTGTAAAGACAATGATGTTCAAGTTGTTGATGGTACTAAAATGGCTGATGTTAAAGTTGATGATAAGAAAATAGATGATTTAATCAAAGCACTTAAATTACCTTTTGAAGTAAGAGATTATCAAAAAGAAGCATTTAAGTATTCTGTACAAAAGAATAGATGTTTGCTAGTGTCACCGACAGCTAGCGGCAAATCTCTCATAGTCTATCTTATGTTGATATTTAATCTATTACGACTTAAAGATACTAAAAACGATAAGATACTCATTATAGTGCCCACTACATCGCTTGTAGAGCAGTTATTTAAAGACTTTAAAGACTATGGTTATAATAGTGAAAGAAATGTACATAGGATATATTCTGGCCATGAAAAAGAAACTAATAAAAGAGTAGTTATATCTACTTGGCAATCAATCTATAATTTACCTAAGAAATGGTTTGAACAATTTGGTATGATTATAGGAGATGAAGCTCATCTCTTTAAAGCTATGTCATTAACTAAACTAATGACGAAGTTAGAAAAATGTAAATACCGAGTCGGTTTGACAGGAACACTTGACGGAACTAAAACACACAAATTAGTATTAGAGGGTTTATTTGGAAGTGTAAACAAAGTAGTATCAACAAGTGAACTACAAGAAAAGAAACAACTAGCAGATTTAAAAATTATGTGTTTAGTATTACAACACGATCAAACAGCTCGTAGTTTTATGAAAGACAAGACATACCAGGAAGAAATGGACTACTTGGTGTCTAATGAAAAGAGAAATAAGTATATAAGAAATCTAGCGTCTTCTTTAAATGGTAATACATTATGCTTGTTTCAATATGTAGAAAAGCACGGTAAAAAATTATTAGAAATGATACAAGAAAAGGCTACCGATAAAAATGTCTTTTATGTACATGGTGGAGTAGAAACTGATGAACGAGAAAAGATTAGAGAAATTACAGAGAAGTCTGACAACGCTATTATCGTTGCAAGTTATGGGACTTTCTCTACGGGCATTAATATACGGAACTTGCATAACATTATTTTTGCTAGTCCTAGCAAGTCACGGATAAGAAATTTACAAAGTATTGGTCGTGGATTACGACTTAAAGATAATAACTCTATGGCTACTCTATATGACATAGCTGATGATATAACTTACAAAGACAAAATAAATTATACGCTACAGCACTTTAAAGATAGAATAAGCATATATAATAGTGAGGATTTTACTTACGAAATTCACAATGTTGAATTGACTAAATAGTTATATGACTACTCAACCTATAAAAATAGTTAAGTTAGTTAATGGTGATGATATAGTATGTTCTTTTCCTAAAGAACAACTACAAGAGAAATCGCCGTTATTGAGATTAGAAAGACCCTTGCATGTCAAGTATGTTCCACAACTTACGCCTGGTGGATTTAAAGACTATGTAGCTTTAATTAAATGGACACCTTACACACTAGATCATATTATATCTATTCCAAAAGATAAAATACTAACTATAACAAATGCCAATACCGATATGACAAAATCATATCACCATGTAGCATTGAGTTATGACAAAGAAGTGAAAGTGCCGGAGAAGAAAGACTTTGAAAGAGTCAGGTTCTCCAATAAAGAAAATGATAAGGTCAACCAGATATTTGATGAAGAAGAATTTGATGATTTAGCTGATGACTTTGATGATACTATACACTAGACTCTAGTATCCTCTATCATCGCTCTACACGCTCTATTATATACGAAAAAATGAAAAAGTCAATGTTATGATGATGAACAAATTTAAAAAGTTTGATAATAATATTTTAGTATATTCCTTACAAAATCACAATAAAATCAAAGATAAAATACTGTCTTATATTGACAACTCTAATAAGTTTTCTATTAGTAAAAATAATTATGCTGTGACGGCGACTGATTATATGCTAGAAACGCATCCTATGGACAGAGAGTATTACAAATTAATCAAAAATGAAACGACATTTTTTGAAGATATAAGAGAGTTATATAAGGTACAAGATATACAAGTTTCTAATATGTGGTATCAACAATATTATGAAAATGATAAACACGAATGGCACTATCATAATAACGCTAATTTATTAGGTGTTTATTTATTAGAAATGACTAACAATGAGGGTCTTACAGAATTTTACGATATATACGAAAATAAGAGAATCAATGTAAAGGCAAAAGAAGGTGATATTATATTATTCAATTCGTTAACACCACACAGGTCACCTCAATTACAATCAAAAAATAGAAAAACAGCTATAAGTATTAATCTGAATATATTTGACATTAATCCTAGTATGACGGTTGACTTTTAGCACAAGATGTAGTATATTATAATTATGGCAGCAAAAAAAGAACATTACGTTAATAACAAAGAATTTTTAGAGGCGATGAAAGCCTATAAGAAAGCAGTAGATAAAGCGAAGAAAGATAACTCGGAAAAACCACCAGTCACAGATTACATTGGTAGTTGTTTTTTAAAGATAGCAAATCACTTATCGTATAGACCTAATTTTATCAACTATACATTTAGGGACGATATGGTTAGTGATGGTATAGAAAATTGTTTACAGTATTTGGACAATTTCAATCCAGCTAAGTCATCTAATCCTTTCGCTTATTTTACACAAATAATTTATTACGCCTTTGTAAGAAGAATACAGAAAGAAAAGAAACAAACTATCATCAAACATAAACTAATTATGGATAACAATTATGATGATATGACTTTACAACCTGGCGAAGATGGTGAATTTAAAAATCAGTTTAGAGAATTTTTACAAAAAAACATACGAATGGAAGAACCTGTAAAAAAGACAAAGCCTAAAACTAAAAAGAAAAAGAAAGCTAAATCAACTACTCTACACTTTTTTGCTTAATTATGAAAATTGCGTTATTGAATGATACGCACTTTGGTGCGAGAAATGACAGTTCAGCATTTCTGGACTACTTTATGCGTTTCTATGATGAGATATTTTTTCCTTATCTTAAAGAACACAATATAACAACATTTGTACATTTAGGTGATGTTGTTGATAGAAGAAAATTTATCAACTTTAAAACAGCACATACCTTTAGACAAAAGTTTATGAAACGATTGTGGGAAGAAGGAATAGATACACATATCATATTAGGAAACCACGACACCTATTATAAAAACACAAACGAAGTAAATGCGATTACAGAATTGTGTACGACTTATGATGGTAAACATGAGCCATGGATTTATGATAAAGCAACAACTGTAAATCTTGGTGGATTAGATATATTATTCATACCTTGGATATGTGATGAAAATTACGAACACTCTTTAAAAGAAATAGAAAATAGTAGAGCACAAATTGCTATGGGTCATTTAGAGATAAAGGGATTTGAAATGCATAATGGCGCTTACAATAATCATGGACAAGACAAGTCTATGTTTAAAAGATTCGAAAAAGTTATGTCAGGTCACTTTCATAAAAAGTCTGATGATGGTCAAATATACTATCTTGGTACACAATACGAAATTACTTGGTCAGATTATAAATGTCCAAAAGGTTTTCATATATTTGATACAGAAACAAGAGAACTACAAAGAATACCAAATCCTATAAGAATACATAAGAAACTAATTTACAATGATAAAGATTATGATTATGCTAAAAAAGACTTAACACAATTTGAAGATACCTTTGTTAAAGTATTTGTCACAAACAAAACAAATGAAGATATGTTTAATAAGTTAATTGATAGATTACATAATACTGTTAACGCACATGAAGTTAATATTATAGAAGATTTAAATACAGATATAACAGCTAGTGTAAAAGAAAACATACTAGAACAAGGTGAAGACACACTTACATTTTTAGGTAATTATGTTGAACAAATAGATACAGATTTAGATAAAAACAAATTGAAAAAAGTAGTTAAAGAACTATTTATAGATGCGATAGAAAGATAATGGAAGTACAACAACTAAATTTTGGTCCTTATGTAATGAAGACTAAATGCGAACAAAGCATTATAGATGATTTACTATTAGCTGGTTCTAAATTAAAGAACAAATATAATCATAAGTTAGCTAGTATAGGTATTGATACATATAAGTTTGATAGAGATACCGAAGAAAACTTTTATCATAGAATGACACCATATATGCAAGCGTATAGAGATGGTCATTGTCAATTTCATAAGATAGAAAATTTAGATGTACAAATGCGTTCTATTGATTTATGGATAAACTATATGAAGCCAGGTGACTTCAATCCTATTCATACACATGGTGGCGACTATTCGTTTGTATTGTTTTTAGATGTACCAAAAATATTAAGGGAAGAACAAAAAAATTTTAACGGAACGACAGTAGGTCCTGGTGAGTTAATGTTTGAATATTCACAGCAAGCCAGACCTCGTTGGGCCACAACTGGCTATACTGTTAGTCCACAAACAGGAGATTTTATTATTTTTCCAGCATTATTACAACATTGGGTTATACCATTTAGATCAGATTGTACACGAATAAGTGTATCAGGTAATATGGAAATAGCTAATAGAGATAAATTACCATATGATTATTTTTAAGAAAATAAAATGGAAAAACTTTCTATCAACAGGTAATACTTTTGTTGAGATAGATTTAAAGAAATCACAAATGACATTGATGATTGGTGCTAATGGCTCTGGTAAATCAACTATGTTAGATGGTTTGTGTTTTGCGTTATTTAATAGACCATTTAGAAATATCAAAAAAGAACAGATTGTTAATACTATCAATAATGGTGATACGATTGTTGAAGCTGAATTTCAAGTAGGTACAAAAAACTATAAAGTTATAAGAGGTATCAAACCAGCTATATTTGAAATCTATTGTGATGGTGTATTACAAAACCAAGACGCCTCTAGTGTAGATTATCAAAATGTATTAGAAGATCAAATATTAAGATTAAATTATAGAGCATTCAAACAAATAGCTGTACTTGGTTCATCATCTTATCAACCATTTATGCAGATGAGACCTAGACATAGACGAGAGGTTGTAGAAGAAATATTAGACATAAGAGTATTATCTCACATGGATATACTTACTAGAAATCAACAAACTGATTTATCTAAAAAAATTACAGAAGCTAGACACCAATGTGATTTAATAGAATCAAAGTACGAACTAGAAACAAAACATTTTGATGATTTAAAAAATAGAAGTACAAGCGACATTGATGTTAAGAAACATAAACTACAACAAAACACAGATGCTAAAGAACAGTATTTAAGAAAAATACAAAAGTTAGATACAGACTATAAACAACTAAATGAAAGTGTTAAAGATAAAAACAATATTGAAACAAAACAAAAACAACTAGAAAAGCTAGAAACAAAGATTGAACAAAATCTACAAACACATGAAAAGAATTTAAAATTTTTTGAAGAAAATGATAACTGTCCAACTTGTACACAAAAAATACAAGATGATTTTAGAGATACTAAAATTGATTATGAAAAGAAAAAGATAGTGACTTTAAATGATGGTATGAAAGATTTAGTATCAGAACTATCTAAAGTAGAAAATCAAATTACAGACTTAAATAAAATATCAGAAAAGATGTATGATATTAATATAGAAATGTCAAAACTCAATACTTCAATAGATGAGATAAAGAAATTTAGTGACAGTTTACACAATGAAATATTATTATTAGAAGGCAAAGATGAAGACAGTAAAGATGTTGAAGGTCAATTAGTAGAACTTAAAAAACAATTAGAAAAAACAAAAATAGAATTACAGACAATAGTAGAAGACAAAAAATATATTGATGTTATAAGAGAGATACTGGGTGACAAAGGCGCTAAGGCAAAGATAATCAAAAAGTATTTACCTATTATGAATCAACTTATAAATCAACACTTACAATCTATGGACTTCTTTGTTAACTTTCATTTAGACGAAGAATTTAAAGAAACTGTTAAGAGCAGACATAGAGATATTTTTGATTATAATAGTTTTAGTGAGGGTGAAAAAATGAGAATAGATTTGGCGTTAGTATTTACTTGGCGTGCTATCGCAAAGATGAAGAACAGTGCTAATACAAACTTAATGGTACTTGATGAAATATTTGATAGTAGTTTAGATGGTCAAGGTACAGATGACTTCTTTAAGATAGTTAAGAAACTAGACAAAGAAAATATCTTTATCATATCACACAAAGGCGATATACTATTTGATAAATTTACAAACATAATTAAGTTTAAAAAAGAACATAATTTTACGGAGCTACAATATGTCTAATGTATCTGTTAAAACAGAATTTAATTTAAATACTCCAACTTGGGCAGAAGCAATAGATAATTTAGATCATACTATCAATAATAAACTAGAACTAAAAATGAAAGAACCAGGATTTTATGTTTCGTTTAGTGCTCATCTAATGCCATCAGTTATGAAAGTATTGGAACAATTAGAACAAAAGTATGCGCATATGTATATGAACTTAGCAAGTAGTACAGGAACATTTGGCAATCATGTAGATACTATGGAAGTTATATATTGGCAATGTCAAGGACAAACATTATGGATTATAGATCAAAGAGAACAACATATATTAAAACCGGGTGACTTGATTACTGTTCCTGCTGGAACTTATCACAATGTAATACCACTAACTCCAAGACTTGGAATATCAATGGCAACTAAATAGGATATAATATGAAAGAACTAAAACTAATACCACCATCAGACCTTAGAGTACAAACAGCAATCGCACCTTATAGTGATGAATTACTAAAAGACGAAGATTTTAAAGATAGAAAAGAACTAACAGAATCTATGTTTGCTGCTATGAAAAAATATGGTGGAATAGGTTTAACTTGTAATCAGGTTGGTTTACCTTTCAATATGTTTGTATTAGGTGGTCACCCTACTTTAGAAAATGGTTTAAAGATAGCTTGTTTCAATCCTATTATAATTAATTCTAGTGAAGAAACTGTAGTTATGCAAGAAGGCTGTTTAACTTTTCCATTTGTATTTTTATCAATAACAAGACCTAGAAAAATCACAGTCAAATACGAAGACGAGAATGGTGATTTACAAGAGGGCTCTTTTGATGGAATGTTTAGTCGTATATTTCAACACGAATACGACCATATATTAGGAAGAAACTTTACTGAACACGCATCTAAATTTAAACTACAGCGTGCTTTCAAAAAAGCAGAAAAAGAGATGGATAGAGTCACAAAAATGCGTGCCGAGAGTAAAAAAGACAATAGATACTTACCATAATTACAACATTGACAAATCACAAACAACCTGATAATATTACATTATGTTTAAACCATACTACTTAAAAGAAGTTATTGACAACTCAAATAAAGAACTTTTTACAGTCATATCTACCTTTGCTGGTGGCGGTGGCTCTTCTACAGGTTATAGACTAGCGGGTGGAAAGATATTATGTGTAAATGAGTTTGTCGAATCAGCACAAGAAACATATAAATCAAATTATCCAAACACACCAATATTACCACAAGATATAAAACAACTAAAAGGTGAAGACTTCTTAAAAGCCGCTGGTATTCAAAAAGGCGAGTTAGATATACTTGATGGTTCGCCACCTTGTTCAGCGTTTAGTGTCGCTGGTAAAAGAGAAAAGGGTTGGGATCAAACCAAGACATATTCAGACGGAAAAAAAGTAGAAAACATAGAAGATTTATTCTTTGAATTTACAAGAATTGCTGGAGAGATAATGCCTAAAGTAGTGATCGGTGAAAATGTTGCTGGTATTACAATGGGAGAAGCGAAAGAATATTTTAATAGAATTATAAACGAATTTGGTAAATTAGGTTATGAAGCTGTAGGTAAAGTATTGAATGCCGCTGATTATGGAACACCACAAGGAAGACAAAGATGTTTCTTTATCGCAGTAAGAAACGATATAATGGAAAAAGCAGGATTAAACTTTATGACTATGGAAAACGAAGTGTATCCTGAGAAATATAATAAACAAATCTCATTAAAAGAATCTATTGAAGATGTACAAAACAATGAAGAAGAAGAAAAAGAATTATACGAATATGTACAAGGTGGCTTTCAAAAGAAATGGGTAGAGATATTACCATTTAATCCTACTAGACACATTAAACCTAGTGAAAATGAGATAAGAATTATACCAAAAGATAAATGGGAAGAATACAAAGCGATGGGTTTCAAAGAGAAAAATGCGAAGCCAGTAGTATCAAATAGTAATACTACAATAGATCAATTAATGAATACAGATGTTAAACACTATGAATGGGATACTGACAAAGAATATCATTTTATAGATATAAACTATAAGAAATCAATGTTTAATATGATAAGACCTGCTGAGAATTTACCTTGTCCAACACTAACACAAAGAGGACAACAAATGAGTGTGTCAGGTGTATTTCATTATAATAAGAATAGAAAGTTTACAATAAAAGAATTGATAAGAATTATGGGATTACCTGATGACTATAACTTACAAGGTAAATTTGACCAGAAGGCTGAACGAATCGGAAGAATGGTTGCACCCCTAATGATGAAGAATCTAGCGTCAAATATATACGAAAAAGTGTTAAAAAGAACAAAGTAAGAACATTATACCTCA